CCGACGAGGGTACTGGACGCACGACGTATTCCTTGGATCTCTCTTTTGACCCAGACAATGCTGATGCGATGGACCTTCACGCCAAGTTGAAGGAACTTGATGAACTCATTGTCAATACTGTCGCCGAAAACTCCAAGGAGTGGCTCGGTAAGGAGTTCAATGTCGCAGTCCTTCGTGAAGCGCTCTACAAGCCCCTGGTTCGCCCAGGTAAGGAGCCATATCCATCAACCCTCAAGCTCAAGATTGCTACGAAGCCAGATGGTTCGTTTGTTCCAGAAGCATACACCATGCAGAAGGCAGCTGTTCCACTTGATACGGTTGAAAAGGGACAAAAGGTTATGGCTATTGTTGACGTCAGTTCCATCTGGTTCATTGACAATAAGTTTGGTGTAACTGTCCGTCTCCAACAAGCCCTCTTGGAGCAATCCACGAAGCTTCCATCGTTCGCCTTCCAAGGTCTTGACCTCCCAGAGGAGGAAGAGGACGAGGTTGATGTCGAGGAAGAAGAAGTAGACGAAGAATAAATCTAAATTGTAATGAAATATTTGTGAATACCTTGTTCACGAGAAGAGAAAACCTAAGTACTTTCTCATCTCGTAAATTTTATAGAAAATGTGTCATAGGGAACTTCGAGATCTGATTGACCGCGGTGATTATGAAGTATTTCGTGAGAAGAAGGAAGAAATTGCGGATTATATTGAGTTTGAAATAAGGTTTGAGGGTGAGGGTGAATATGAATACGAGGATGAAATGTATTTGTTGTACCAAATTGCAGCACACAAAGATCACACAGTGGGACGTATCCTATTTCAGATATTTAAGTCTGCGTGTCGCGAAATGTCCCAATATCGATGGACCGAAGTAATGGCACTCATGGGTCGTTCCCTCATGTGTGGTGCCGTTGAAAGTCAAAATATAAGTTTACTTGAACATGCAATGTGCCATGTAGATGAAGTTGAACTTTATGATATCATAGCAGACCTTGATGAAGATAATCCCATAGTCAGGTGGTATGATGAAAATTTTGTTAGTATGTAATAAGTATGGTCAAACTCGCAGACCTCGTCCATATTGCCAATAGAGCCAAGACCGATGCCCAGAAGAATGCTGTCGGCGAAGAAGTCAAAAAGTTTTTGAGAGGTACAAAGGCATGTGACCCAAAACAAGAAATGTTCTCGAATACTGGAATTAAAATTGAAAAGGGTGGGCGACTCAGGATGCTCGGTCAGGGACAATATGGTGCGGTATTCTATGGGTGCCTCGACGATAAGTGTAAAACACGGATCGCCATAAAGATTACAAATGAGGCATCTTCCAAGATGGAATATCGTATCGCACAGAAGCTTAGAGGTATGGGTGTCCCCCGTATGTATCACTTCAAGTCGTGCGACGATAAAGACATTCTTTATTTTGAATACATCAAGGGTGAATCACTTGAAGATTGGATTAAATCTCAACCAAGCTCGATTGCGTACAAAAAAGTAATTTCACAAGTCATCGGAAACCTCAAAAAAATCCATGAAAAGTATCCCAAGTTTAGACACCACGATCTTCATTGGAACAACATCATGGTCATGGAGGGTAATGTACCCGTGATGATTGACTTTGGTCTCGCAACGATAGAAGGTGTTAAAAATCCCGTATACGATAAGCAATTTGCGAATAATGTGGGGATATCCACAAAGTCACACTATATGTATGACGCACACTACTTTCTTAATATTTTATACAATTATTCAAAATCATTACCTGTCAAACAATTCATTAGAGATCTCTTTCCAGCTCCTTATCTCACCCGACAAAGTCCAGAAGTTAAATCATTCCGTCTTCGTCTCAAGAAACACGAAGATCTCCCTACCTATGATGACATCCTAAAGCATCCATTCCTTCAAGAAAAGAAGGCTGGCTTTCTCTCAAAGATCATACCAAAGAAGCCTGCGACTGTAAAAAAGATGGAGTTACCAAAGAAAGTTGGCACCTCAAGTGCTATCCGTCGTGCGAGAGCCGTGCTTCAGAAGGAAGCAGAAAAGAAGAAGATCCCACTAAAGAGACCTGGTCTTGGGAAACGCGATCCATCTGTGATGAACCAAGTGCGAGAAATTGAAAAGCGTATTGCGCCTATCGTTGAACAGGTGAAGAAAGTGTTTACACCCGTACAACGTCCCAAGGTCTTCATCAACAAAAATGGCGATCTCAAGATTGACAAGCGCAAATGTCGTCTCTACAAGAAGGAAGATCTCGCAAAGATGTTCAAGTTAGATCCCCGATTTACTAAAGAACAAATGTGTAGGTTCATAAAAAATATGTAATCGTATAGTATATACACCATGCGCCGACAAAAACTCGTTATGATTATTGTGGCCGCTATCGCTCTCTTGATTTTACTCCGTCGTGTTAATGTCACAGTCGGTGCGTCAGTTTCAAATGGAAAACAGTGGATTGTTTACGGGACCATGGGGTGTGGTTGGACTCGTAAGCAGTTGGACTATATGAAGAAGAATAGAAAACCTCACCGATTTGTGGACTGTGATAAAGAGGGATGCTCAGGTATGGAAGCCTTCCCAACCCTCGTCAGCCCAAATGGTGAAAAGACTGTGGGTTACAGTGAGATTTAAGCACGAACGATGCTCAAGGACAAAGCAAGGATGAAAGCATCAAGCATGGTGTTAATTGGCTTGAAGATGGTGATGTGCTTCACGAGGGATCGGTTCCACGCAAATCGGAGGACAAAGGTCGCGATGAGAATGTTGAGAATGAAGAGGAGAAGCTCAGTGAGCATATCCGACTTGGTTTCAGACTTGGCGACACGGTCAAGGACTTGCATTTTACTTAGTATCTATATTTTTTTCTATGCAAACTACAAATGAAGAAGGACCTTCCTCTGAGTGGTTCTGAAAGAAAGTTCACCAACAAGCGTTGGGGAACCGCCACTGGTATAGGTAACAACAACTGTTACGCCTATGCGGTTGGCGACTATGAAGCCTACAGGTGGCAAAAATCAATTCCAGGTGACCGTTCAGGTCTCTCAAATAAACCTAATGATTACACAACGTGTACTGGACTCCCCAAGGCTGTTCTTTCGGACAACCCTGGTAAGATTTACCAAGTCAAGGCGAATGAGAAGTGTAAACCAGGGTACTACAAAGTTATGATGTTTGTGTGTCCTGGAAGACCAACAAACTATATTCGTCAAGGAGACTTCCACTTCTATGTACAACATGGCGTCATCGAGTACCGAATCAAGCCTGGAGACACACAAGAATCTGTTGCCAAATTCTTCAAGATACCACTCTCTCGGGTAAAGCGTGCTGGTACATTTGCGCCAAATAAACGGATTGTTATAAAAGCCAATGTTTTCAGCCACAAGCGGGGATGGGCTACGGGTCCACTTCTGGTTGATGCAAAGGGAAAGGCTATTAAAGATCCTCGTAAGGCTTCAAGAAACTATCCTGGGTTAAACTATGAGACCTACTGTAGCTCATTCTGCGTCAAGGATAAGGGAATCAAGGTCGGAAAGACTCACCCCAAGGTCAGCCAAAAGACTGCCTAAATCCACTGTATTTTCAACATCAAAAGACATATCAAATATATCCATTATATTGAAAATGGCTTCACTCTCCAATGACACAGCGTTAGACTGCGCTGTGTAATTGTTCTGACCCGTTACTGTCACCTTAAATTGTGAAACGTCAAATATTTTTCTACATAGGGGACATGTATTCTTACCTTTACCTTTCCACTCCTCTAGACAGTGGGAATGAAACATATGTCCACATCGGATCGGAGGGTTGGTCCTCGTTGATCTGACGTCATTGAGACATATGGCACATTGCGACATTCTAGAGTATGGTTTTAAAGTTTTTACGAGAATTTAGCTCACCTAATACGTCTTGGACATATCGGTGTATCGGTCGCATGGGTCGCAGGTGGAGCGAGATTGTTCTTGAATCTTGTTGAGGAGTTCTGGACCTTGCTTTTGGAGAAGTTGACGGTAGCTGTAGTTATCTTCGAGGGCGATACCATTTTGGTTCATGATGTAGTTGTTGGTGAGTTGGGCTGAGGAGTTGAGGGTGAAGCATCGCCCATCTGCCATTCCAAGTCGTTGAGACATCTTTATTAAAATACAATTAGAAATTAATTTGCCTATTCGTAATCGTCTGAAGCCACGAGCTGAAACCCTTCGCCCTCAAGTGTTCAACCATGGGTTCACATCTGTGTCCTAAAAATACATCAAATACATCTGTCTCTGTGGTGGGGGAGACACGGATTTCGGGATCGTCGTTGATATGTTGATTGATAATGTTGTACCCAAAGGCAATCTCCTTGAGGGTCTCCGCGCCAGTGATGATAATCTTACCAGTTGAGAAGATACTCGTTGTGATTTCTTTCATATCTTGGGCTGGTTTAAACTTGATTTTGACCGCGCTGTACCTATCGGGTTCAAAGGAAACTTTAAAGATATCCGAGTAGTTTTCAAAGTGCCGTGCCACACGCATCAGATTGATGTTGTAGTTGAGGCTGAAGTTGGAGTTGATCATGACAACTCTGAAGGAATCCACAGGCATTTCAACTTCCATTCCCAAAAAAGTCTTGAAGATGTAGGTCAGTTGGGTAATGATGCGCTTACAGTCAAAGAGGTCGCAGCATCCAGCCACTTGTATGGAACCATTGGGGAACACCTTGACAGACTTGGTACTGTAGGTGTCGTGGTAGGTTAGGGTCACTTGATTGTAGAATGTGGTAGGCTTCAACTTCCATTCAAAGCCCGCGTCACCCCCAGTACCCACACGTCTCAACTTGTAGGATCCCAGTTCCTCGAAAATGCCACGGAGTTTTTTAATATCAATGTCTTGGATAAAGCTTGAGACCATAGTGATTGTCGTAATCTTTATCCAAGAAGGTCTTGTCTCCTCAGGGAGTTCCTTCCTAAACTCATCAAGGGTGAGGAGGTAGGAGAAACTGTTATTGGCGATAGCTGAATACATTTCTTTACTTGAGTTTTAGGGTGGGGCGGGGTGACTTAGGTTATGGGATTATATACTTGATTTTTTTGGGATTTGGTGTATTTTCACCCCCACCGTTATTGGTTTCCTTGAGAACCTCTACACCATTTTCCTTGATAATCCAACCTGGTGCGTATTTGGGTCTGAAATAGTCAATTTCAAACTCACCAACCTTTGTTGGGGATGTGATGGTGAAAACTTTTGAGCCAACTGGAATTTGCCCTTCCTTCCACGCAGACCATGTCAAATCATTCATAACTGGGTTGGCTGGTTCTGGGTCATTGAGACCATAATTATCACCTTCACATTGATATCCACCGGGTTTACTATTACACTTGGCGTGTGTTGGTTCCTCATGAAGCACTATTTGTTCAGGGGTAACACGTACACCATCCATGCGAATATCGGTTATGTGTACATTAAAATCCTTTGTATGAGCACTTTCAACATTCTTAATAAATTCATACACATACTCACTTGGGGGAGGTGGTACCACAGGTGCGGCTGGAGCCACTGCGGATGGCCCCAAACTTGGTTCCTCACCACCCATCATGAAATAAATACCAACACCACCAAGTACGATCAATAAAACTATAACACCAATGATGATTGGAGTCTTCGACATCTTTTATATTACTTAGAGATTATATCCCCTGTACCCAAGTTTAAGTTAGATCCATGAATTTTCTGGGAATTCAATGGTATATGTATCAGCCACCGTATAGATCATATCCGTTTCCTTAACAACTGTGGTACCATCAGCGGCCAAAATCACAGCTTTAATACCAATAGCACGATTCTTACAGCAATCAGTTCTGTTAGTGATAACAAGCTTCTTGATTTCCTTTTCGGCACCGAGGTCAACCTGCAAATAATCAATTTCTTCCTCCGTTCTACCCTTTGTGTGAGCAAAGTTTGTCTTGTTACCATCGGTAAGATTTGACCATAAATGTGGAGCTGGCCATTCAGAGCTTCCAGTGACAGTCTTACCAGCAGCCAGGTTTGTTCCACTCACATCAAACACTTGAAGTTCAGCGAGGTTAAGGATTTTGTTTTTGTCATCAACATTACCCTCGGCGCTCTCATCATACGCAACCGTCTGTTCCAACTTTACATAGCGACCCTTTGGTGGACCGCTTGGTGCAGATGGTCCTGTTGACCCAGTTGATGCAGATGGTCCTGTTGTACTGGGGGTTTCCTCGCCACCCATCATCATAGCTGCAGCTGAAGAACTTGAACACATCACACATAAACCAAGTAAACCAATGATTATTGGTGTCTTGGACATTTCGGTATATTTTACTTAGAGATTTAAATTGTTTCTATCACAAATGACCTCTTTCATCAAGTCGGCTACGGCCGTACACGATATCGACTCCGACCTGGAGTATGTTGAGATTGTGTATGAACGTTTCGTCCGTGGTAAGGGTTACGAGACATACAAGGACTACATACATACGAGACCCCTCGCGGACTGGGTTGTACTTACCTCCAAAACACAATCTATTCCATATGAAAAGTTCCTGGACACAATGTGCGAAAAGACCCTCGAGGTTCGTCAAAAGATGGCGGAGGTGGCTCTCG